GCCGGGGGCGACCGGCCCCACGGCGCCAGGCGCACCGGGCATGGGGGCCGCGCCGGCGTTCCGCGGCGGGGGCACCATCGGGGCGCCGCCTCCGGGTAACCCCGGGGTGATGGCCACGGCGTTGGGCGGCATCCCCGCCTGCTGACCTGGCGTCCCGCCGGGGGCGCTGCCACCGCCCATCTGCGGCGGGCCTCCAGGTCCAGGCGGCCCAGGAGGCCGCGGCGGTCCGCCTGGGGGACCGCCGGGCTGCACGGCGCGGGCCTCGGCGTTGGCCTTGCCGAGCGCCTCCTCGTCCGCGATGCCCAGCTCCTGGAGGGTGCGCTTCTTCAGCTCGGCCTTGATCACCGGGTCGTTCTTCAGGTCGTACAGCAGCCAGGCGGCCTCCACCTCGTCCGGGTTGCCGCCCATCTCGGTCACCGCGTCGTTCCACCCCTCCAGGCGCAGCGACAGCAGCTCCTTATGGGTCCTGATCTTCTGAATCTGGTCGGCCGGCGTCTCCGGCTGCAACTTCACCCGGTAGCGGTGGACGCTGTTCAGGTCGTCGGGGCCGAGGGTGAGCCACCCCTGGCGGGCCTTGGCGGTGGCGTAGTTGGCCGGCACCTCGCCCCAGACGTGGACCGGCTCCCGGATGCGGTTCTGCACCAGCCAGGACTCGAAGCCGACGCGCCGGGAGAGCGCGAACTGGGCGTTGTCGATGATCGGCTGCCAGCCCAGGCGGGCGAGCTGCGACGCCTGGGTGATGGCCCACCCGGACTGCTCGGCGTTGACCATGCCCGAGACCACGTTGGGCAGGGCCATCTCGATGAACTGCCTGACGAACTGGATGCTCTTGTCCAGGTCTACGCCCGAGCGGGGCATATCCACGGGAGCGATGTCGCGAGGGTAAAGGGTTCCCGGCTCGATGCGCGTGCGCCCCGAATCACCCTCAGCCTGATCGTTGCCGAAGGGACCCTGGAGGGTCGGACCCTGAGGGGCGGTCTCTTTGAAGGCCGGAAATCCGTAGAGAAACGCCGCATTAGCTTGAATAGTGAGCAGAGAATCGAGCATCGGGAACAGGTCCAGAAAGCCGAACAGAATTCCCAATCCGGCGTGTTCTGGCAGGCGGGAGTGGGTTGTGAGGCCGAGGGCGTGAAAGTACGGGCCACGGAGCGCACCAGTGACGCGATCCCCGTAGCGGTGGCGGATGGACTTGACCACCGTGCCGCGTCCCAGGCGCTTACCCCCACGAGTGACCTGGCCAGGACCGTAGAGGATGTACGTGACCTCATTCGCGTCCCACGCCTCCACCATCGTCAGCGGTTTGACCCGTCCCCGCCCCTGCCACTGGCTGCGGCCGGGGACGGTGCTCCCGAACGCGGTGGCCCACTCGTGCCGCGGCAGGCCCGTGGCCCGCTGGTCGCTGGGCGCCACGATGCGCCCCTTCTCGTCCACGCTGGCCTGGAACCGCTCCAGCGTCTCGAAGAAGGGCACGGTCTTGACCTCGCACGCGAAGGTCAGCCCGTCCTCGTTCTTCACGTAGTAGAAGGTGTCCGGGGGCACGTCCGTGCTGGCGATGGGGTACGGCAGCGCCTTCTTCCACTCCTCCGTCTGGCGGTCGTAGAGCTTCTCCTTGTCGTCGTCCGCCAGGGCGTCGTCCTCGGCCAGGATGTCGCGCAGCTTGGCCTGGTCCTTGGTGTACTTCGCCCAGGCCCGCTTGCTGCGCTCGACGGTCTTGATCACCCCCTCGCCCTTGGCCACCATGCTGTGCATGAAGGGGCGGAAGATGCTGCGCTGGGCCTCCTCCTCCTGGCGGCGCCAGGCGGCCTCGAAGAACTTCTCCCGCAGCGTGCTGTTCGCCTGGGCGGGGTCCCCGAAGGCCACCGGGTCGAACTGCACGTTCGGCGGGTTGGTGGCCAGGGCGGCGGTGACGGTGTTGATGATGTGTGGGGCCAGGGGCGACTTCACCTCCAGCGCCGTCTTGCGGTAGTTGTCGGGAATCTGCACCTCGTTCTGCTGGAACAGCACCGTGTCGTAGGCGCTGTAGAGGGCGTCCCGCTCCCGGAAGTCGTCCCGGAGCTGCTGCACGAGGTCGTAGAGCATGGACTGCTTCTGGTCGTCCTCGCCGGTGCTACCGCCGGGACGCGACGGGGTGGGCATCGACGCGATCAGATCACCTGCGCTCATTGCACGATCCTGGGGATGCACGTATCATGCATCCATGCCAGTGAAAGACACGACCCCCAACCACGTCTGCGAGCGGTGCGGCAAGGAGTACTTCCGCCACCGTCAGCGCCGGTTCCGCTCACGCTTCTGCTCCCGGGAATGCATGTACGCCAGTTTTAAGGGGGAGGGGAACCCGAACTACCGGCACGGCCAGAACCTCATCGCCGCCCGGGAGTACGCCAAGCGGCACACGGACCTCGCCTGCGTCATCTGCGGGTTCTCCCTCCACGTCGAAGTCCACCACATTCAGCCGCGGGAGCACGGCGGGCGCAATACCCCCGAGAACCTGGTCGTACTGTGCCCGAATCACCACTGGATGGCCCAGAACTGGCTGATCTCGCCCGTCCACCTGGAGGCGCTGGCCATCACGCATCGCCCCAAACAATCTGCATCGGCTTTCTACGAGGTGAGGACGCGGCCCACATCGCCATAGAAAGCGCGAGAACAACGTCGTCGTGCATCCCCTCGGGCGCAGCGTAGCGTAACGTGCCCGAGGGGAGGCGCTCGGCGTCGAAGGCCATCAGCTCGTTGAGCAGCACGTCGTGCTTCGGCAGCGCCAGTTGGCCCCGCTCCAGCGCGAGGGCCAGGGCGTCCACGGCCAGGGCCTTGGTGGCGTTGCCGGTGACGAAGGGGTACACCGGCAGGCTCATGCGCTGCATCACCTCGATCAGCGGCTCGCCGGCGGCGTTGCGCTCGGCCACGATCAGGCTCGGGCGGAACTTCTCGTAGGCCGCCAGGAGGCGGCCCATCTGGACGGTGTAGTCCACCTGGTTGAAGCGGTCGAGGTAGCAGACCTCGATCAAGGGCAGCGGGCGGGCGTCCCACGGCGACCCGACGGTGGCGTGGAGGGCGGGAGCGTGATCTGGAGTCAGGTCGAGGATGATGAGGACGGTGAAGTCGTTGTACTTCCCCCAGTCCACACCCATGACGTACTGGTGACCTGGGAGGCCGTGCTGCTGCAACTGGGCAAGTGGCGCGTCGGTGACGTGGCGGAATACCCCACCGCCGCTATCCACGAAGTCCGCGAGGAACTCCTGCGCGAACGTCAGCTCGGTCATGGTGTCGGCCAGGAGCTGCGCCTCCTCGAACTTGAAGAACGGGTTCTCCAGGTCGTGCGGCACGCGCTCGAGTGCGCCGAACGCGCCCTTTGCGACGCCGAGTGTCGGGGCCTGGAAGGCGATGGAGTCCGGGCGGTTCTTGGCCTGGACGCTCTCGCGCCAGAAGAAGTTCTTCCCCTTGGGGGTGCCCATCAGCACGGCCCACCCCTCGGTGTCCGAGATGATGGGGCGGACGACCTCGTACCAGGCCCGCTCCTGGATGAGGGGGGCCTCGTCGATCACGACCCCGGCGGCGGTGAGGCCGCGGGCGTTGTCGGGGTCGTCCAGCGAGCGAAAAGTGACGCTCCCTCCTGAGGGGTACGTAACCTCCATGCGATTGCGAGCAAAATGAGCCGCGCCAGCGCACGCTCGCTGGAGTTCGCGCCAGCCGATCTCGCACTGGCCAAAAGTCGGGGCGCCCCAGAGGATGGGGTCACCGCGGATCGCCGCCTCCCCGGCGAGCATCATGGCCATCGTCGTCTTTCGCCACCGTCTTCCGGCGGCGAGGTAGGTGAACCGCCGGCGCCGGCGCATCACCTCGATCTGCCCCGGGTGGGGGCTGGGGAAGCGGTACTTCGGCTTGTCCCGGTGCTCCAGTGCTGCCGATTCCTGGGGGGAGCGCCCCCTGGCCGTTGCCGTAGAAAGAGTCGGGATTCCGCTTGGCGCGCGAGGCATCGCCCCTCCAATCGTCCACGTAGGTGATGACGGCGACGCCGGCCTTGGCGGCGTCCTCCTCCTTCTCGCGCTGCACGCGGGCCATGTCCTGGAGCGAGGCCCCGCGGGCGAGGCGCTCCAGGGTGGCGGCCTGCACGAGGAACTGGCGCACCTCGGCGGCGGACAGCTCGGCGGGGTTCAGGCTCCGCAGGCGCTCCAGGGCCTTCTGCTGGAGGGCCATGGCCTCCCGGGCGTGGCGCTCGCCCATCTCCCGCCACGCCTCCAGCGTCCCGTCGCGCTCGGCCTCGAGCTGGGACTTCTCCTTCCAGAGGTCGAAGGCCTGGACGCGCTCGATCCAGCGCCACTTGCGCTGCTTGCCGGACCAGGACGCCGGGGCGGAGGACTTCCCGCCGGGCAGTTGGCCGGCGACGGGGTTGCCCACGCTGGTCTTGTAGGCGTTGGCCAGGGTGCGCCGCGGCGGGGGCAGGTCGCGGTAGCACTGGAAGTCGGCGTAGTTCTGCTCCGACTCGTCGGGCCAGCGCAGCCAGGGCTGCTCCTTGGCGGGGCCGTCCACCGGCCA